CCCTGCTGGCGACGTTGCGCCTGCTGAGCATTTTGTTGCTGAGCAGAGGGCGCACGTCGATTGCCGTTCTTTCCAACAGGCATGTCGAATGCGTGTTGGTGAGCTGAGAGGGACGGTAAAGCGAGCCAAGTTGGAGGGCCTCAGAAAGGCCTGTAGCCAAGACGCACAACGGAACAGAACTAACAACCCTCAGAAGGTTCGTGAAATGCGTTCCGTAGCCATTTCTGCCCTTTTCTCCCGAGAATCGGGGCGGGAGGCGTCATCAGTTGGCCCCGCGTGCGTCTTGGTGGGCCGGGGAATCATTCTCCGGCCCCGTGGCTCTAGAAGAAGATCGAACGGACTGTTGATGCGATGACCAGCATCAATCGCGCGTCTGACAACCCCCTTAGCCGGACGGACCAGTATGTAATTGTTATAACTGGTAAGTTCCGGAGTGAGGTAGTTGCGCGGTAGGCGGTACAAATCGTATGCACAGTCCTTGATACTCTCCTCATTCTCCCGCATAGGTTCCATCGGATCCCTGAAGACAAGGGTTCTCGGATGGAAGGCGACATTCCGTGGCAAGATCGACGGGTCCTTCTCAGGTTCCCGGATCCGTTCAACTCCGGATCGAATCTTTCCCTTCAACTCTTGAAGAGTCCTCCCCTCGAGTGACTGGAGTTGCTTGAGCCCGAATCCCGCGAGAAGCTTCTGTTTTTCCGTGAAACGGATAGAAGGTCTTAGCGCCGGGGGGCATGCAACACCCAAACCACCAAGGGAGGGATGTGCAAACAAGTTGAACATCCCGTTAAGGGTTTGATCCTCAATCCGGGATCGGGTGTAGTGGATAAAACGCCGGAAGGTCCGTACCGGATCGTAGCACGACTCAAGGAGATCCGAGAGTATGGCTGCGAAGGGACGTTCCTTCTGATTAGCGCGCGCAGGTGGACGGAAGGGTCCTGATGCGTCTCGAAGTAACAGACCAGCATTGAGTGCCGGTAGCTTCTGGAGACGTCGGACGCCGTTCTCGTCACGCTTATCCACCCATCCGACCGAGTTGATCGTGACATAATCCCTGGAACAGTAGTTCTTCCCTTGACTAAGGGTGAACCCAACTCGTTTCGTCTCCTCGATCCAGATCTGGTAGAACGCATCATTTGCTCTAAAGCAGATGTCGTCACCGTTGATCAGGACGGGAAGTTCGTTGATCTCAAACTCCCTCCCAGTGTACCTTTCCAGCGCTCGCCAGTAGGCGACAAGGTTAATCGTACACAGGACAGGGAATGAGAGTAGAGATCCCATGAGTTGGCCGTTCGTCATCAGAAACGGTTCCAGGTCTAGACCTTTCTCGCGTGCTTGGGAGCAATATGGCTCAGGGTAAGTCACCCAATGGGCGCCCAGAACTTTCTTCAACAAAGATCGTTCCCGAGCTGAGGCCCCGCCAGCCGCGAGTAGCGCACGCAAACACTCTTGGTTTGCCTGAAGACTAAGTCCGTCCGTCGCCGCTTTGTAGTCACCACTGACCCACTGGTCGAATTCTCCTTTAAGGAGCTGATCAGTTTGGATTCGTAGGAACTCCATGTCTGACGTCATGACAGGACGAGTTGTGAGCTTAAAAGGCTCGAACCGGTTCAGGATCGACTTGGCTTTCTTCTGCCA